GCCTCCACAACTTTCTTCTTCTCGCGTGCAAGGTCCATCAGGCCTTCCTTGTCTGTAGAGAAGAATTCATCCTCCGAGATGAGCCTGCCATAATCAACACATGTGTCGTCGATTGAGTCGTACTCATGTATCAGGCTGATGCCCAAATTGGACTCTGAGGTGAGGCGTGGTTGCTTCTGATAGCCGCCAATTTTAGCCAACTCGTGAGCTGTTCTGGCTGAATAGTCCATTTCAAGCTCAGTGAAGGAGGGTATGCCGGAATCCTTGTGGTAGGCGATAAGTCTGCTACGCATCTCGTTGTAGCTATCGCGTCCGCCCCAGTAAGACTCGAGCAAAACTTGGCGTCCTAAATCCGCCTGGAATTCATCGTAAGTGATGACCTTTGATTCAACATAGAGGTGGTAAGACTTCAAGTAAGAACCTGGGCCAACAACGCTCACATTCATCCCGGTGGCTTCATGGTAGTGCAGTTTCGACTTCAAAAATTCAACCTCGGAGGCATTCTTAAAACCTGGGGGACCTGTCTTTTCCGCATTTGTGAGCCTCAAGCCAAACATTGCACAAGTGTCCGCGAGATGCTTCGGGTGCCAACCATGAACCCGTAAGGAGTCGGAACAGGCCGCTTGCAGATCATCACCAAGTGTCAAGGCTTTGAAGTGGTCTTTGAAATTTCCGACGAACCCTGTCTCCTCTTGGTATCTAAGGAAGTCAAATCTGAGCATGATGGCCGAGTGAATGCCGTTTCCCAGCGCTGTCTGCAAAACACCGGACATGAAGAGGTTGAAAAGTGCAAGAATTGTGCCTCCAAGATTCACAAGGGGGACAAGAGTCAGCAGACACACATTTTCGAGCGCAGCTATGTCTTCTTCAGCCCAACCTGCCTGTCTTGCAACTGCTGCGAAGACCCTGGCATCCACGCTCTTTATTTGAGGAGCTTGGGACAAGTCATACTCGACAAAGTCGCTGTCAAAACAATTGTTGACAAACTCGCTGGCATAGAAACCCTTGGAAGCGTCAAACCACTCAGGCCCAACTCTGTTCAACCCGATCGCAGTTTCGGAGGCAGCTGGGTTCGAGCGCCAGACCTCC